CCCTTTTACATGCTAAGTAAAGAAGAAAATGGTGAGCAAGTGCAAAAACAGCCCATGATGAGTAGGCCCCCATAGGATTACCAGTACGATAGTAAATATATCTATCCTGGTACCTAAAAGGATAACCAACCATTATGTTATGCCAAGCATCTGCATATTTCTTACCAAACCAAACTGACAGTATTTCTTTTTGTAGAGCAATCGGAAATCTATCCGTAGCAGTACTTAAATCTATACTGTGGAATTTTGATCCCTTTCGAGGAGTCAATTTCCCTAACCATTTGGTTTGATCATGAGTGCAATCCTGGTTAATACTAGGGAGAAGCTTAAAAAGATAATTATGCAAAGGGCGTAAGCCTGATTGCGAATAATAATCTAATATAGCAACTTCCCTAGTCTTTTGTTCCTTATCATTAATGATAGTCATTTTCCTAAAGTCCTTACCCTTAAAAGGTGTATAGAACTCGAAGAAGTGCCTAATCTTTATTGAAAGGCTCAAAAACCTATTCATTAAATCGCCTAATCTACTACCAGCAACTGTAATAAGATCAAGTTGAAGGTGAGTAGGTAAGTGATATATGTCCCAAAAACTGGACCATAGGGCATGAAGCCCCGTAGGACCTGATTTTGAAGTCATATGGAAACCTTTGAATCGTAATGATTTATTTGGTTTACCTAAATGTTTAGGATTAACCCCAAAAGCTTCTTTAAGGAAACCCTTTACATCTTCTCTAACCAAGGATGGAGAACCGGTAAATCCGGGCCATTTTTCGATTGAAGAAAATGATGGGATTCCCTTATTCCTGATAAATCGAGTACTGTAAGTTACCGTCAAAAGTAGCCTTAAGAAAGGATAATTCGACCGACTTGAGAGTACCTCCTTAACAGGAAGGAAGATTTTTGGAAGATAGTTTTGAACCCCGTCCTCATTATTAGATAAAAATCTTAATAATGAAGAACGAAGATGCTTAGAGTATTCGACACAAGAGGTTTTACCTCGAGTTTCATATACCTTCGCAATCTTACGAAGAACCTTTTGCAAGAACATAGCTTCAGTATTACTTACTTTCATAAGTCTACTAAGCCATGTTAAAGAATTAGAAAATAGCTTAATAGGAAAGTCATTATTATATAATACTTGCTTATTAGGTCTATTTTTTATTTTCTTCTTCATAGGTTGTAAATTCAACCATGGAGAGCCATATAAGATTGAGACTCTTGGAGGGTGGTTAATCCTCCAGATTTTCCGC